TGGTCAACCAAGGGCAATAAATTGGGAACACAGAAACGTAGATGAACCAGGAACAAAATGTTTACAAGATAAATCTTTTACAGATCCGTTATCCGCAATAGTTCTAGTGTCTAATTGGCAAGCAGAAAAGTTTCGTAATACTACTTTGATTCCACTTGCTAAAACAGCAATCATTAGAAACGCAATTGAGCCAATTCAATATGTAAAAAAACCTATAGGTAAATTAAAGTTAGTCTATACATCAACTCCATGGAGAGGGTTAGATGTGTTACTCGATGTATTTGAACAATTAAACCGAGATGATGTTGAATTAGATGTATATTCATCCACAATTATTTATGGTAGTGCGTTTTACGAAAAACATAATTCAACGTTTGAAAAAATGTTTGATCGAGCAAAAGCAATGCCTGGAGTTAATTATATGGGCTATACAAGTAATGATGATATTAGAAAGGCATTACAGCAATCTCATATCTTGGCCTATCCATCAACTTTTGAAGAAACATCTTGTCTAGCAGTTATTGAAGCAGGGGCGGCGGGGTGTTCAATTGTGACAACTAATCTAGGGGCACTACCTGAGACAAGTTGCGGATGGGCACGAATGACGCCAATGCAAAATTGGAGGGGGGCTCTACTTGAAAGGTACAAAACAAACTTAAACAATGCTATTAATAATTATTGGTCTGAAGAAGGTTCTGGAAAATTTGAAAAGCAGTCGGAGTTCTTTAACGCCTACTACTCTTGGGATGCTGTAATACCTGAATGGAAGAGGTTATTTACAGCCATTAAATAGAGATTTTAATGTTTTAAAATTTTTTCAATAGGGGCAATAAGACAGTAGCCCTAATGTCACAATACAGTTATGGCCAGATACGCAGAATTCCAAGACTCAGCAGGAAGACACTACGTTGAGCACGATATGCCAGAAGATACGGCGTACAAGCATCCAATCCGTTCCTATGGCGATGCACGTCGTCTTTCTGTATATGATCCAAAGGATTCAACGCCAAGAGCAGTTGATTCAAAGGGTGGCGGAGTTAGAGAAAATCCAAAGGGTGAACCAGGATTAGTTGGTTACTCAGACTTCTATCGTGAACCTGTTCGTGAATCTGGTTTAACATTTGTAACTAAAGACCAGCATGGCAATGAGACAAGAGAAAAGCCAAAGCCAATCGCAGATACTAATATCGGCTACATGCGTGTACATGATAAGTATAAAGGCGGAGGAATTGGCCGCCAGATGTTTGACTACATGCACAAGACAACTCCAGAAGGATCAATACTAAATGTAGGTAAGGCAGCATCTAATGAGACGCTACATATGTCTGAGAAGTTAATGAAAGAGAAGCCAGATTCAATCAAGTATAAGTTGTTCTAATGAACAACAATCTATCTAAACAGCAATTCGGCCCCATGTACCATGGCACTCGTGCAGATGTAAGTGGTGGCTTTATATTTCCTGCTGTCACTGAAGGTGAAGGCCGCATGGCTAATGCTTGGGCTACAAGTGATCCAGGGCAAGCGAGATTCTTTGGCGAGACTAAGATGCCAAAAGGCGCTGAGAAGAATCCCGTTAAAGTCTACAAGGTGCAACCAGTTAGCAACGAAGTTAAAGAAGAATCTGGGAACATAGAGGGTGAACGCTTCTATTCCTCCCCTCACGGATTTATGATTACTGGAGAACACAAATGAGCGCCCAAAATTTATCTCCGCAACAATTTGGAGTTAAGGTAATGCCAAAAGAGATGTATGTAAATGTTGCAATGCAGATGACACCTCCATCAGAGGCATCTAACACAGCAAGTAGTACCAAAGCATGAGCGCCAAATACTCACGCAACGAACCATTTAACAAGATGCAGATTAAAGATGGCTGGATAGTCATCATGCGAAAGGATGGCACAGTTAAATCACGCCTTGAGCCATACCGACCAAAGGTTAAAAAATAATGTATGAGTATCGTGTAAAGAAGGTTAACAAGATAGTTGATGGCGATACTATCGATGTTGATATTGATTTAGGTTTCTCTATCTCCTTCTTCTCCCGTGTGCGCCTAGCAGGTATAGATACACCTGAGAGTCGTACAACTAATGCAAAGGAAAAAGCCCTCGGCTTGGAGGTTAAAGAGAAACTTAAAAAAGAATTAGCGGCGGCAAAAGACGTAGTAATCAAGACAGAGAAGCCTGACTCATCAGAGAAGTACGGACGTATACTAGGTTGGGTATTCTTAGACGGATCAGATGTGTCGCTTAATCAGAGGTTAATTAATGAAGGCTATGCTTGGACATATGGTGGCGGCACGAAGATTAAAGATTTTGATGAATTAATAGCAAAGAGACAGGTAAACCCATGACGACCATGTGTGAGCATGTCTATAAGCGTATGGGCGTAACTCTGTGCCCTAAGTGCGGTCTTGATACTCACGACACTAACTGGCAAAAACAAAATAACTTAATGAAGCAATGGCATATAGATAATCCTGATGCTAAGTATGCGGGATGGATGTCTATATGAGTAATAAGAAGTGGATCCCACATCCAACAGATAAGTGGCAAGTTGACTGGCACTCCCTTAAGTATCATAAGCATGCTATGACTTTTGAAGAGTCTAATGCATTTATGTCTACACCTAACGAAGATGGCTCACATAAGACTCATCTTGATTTTCACAAACACTTACATGATAAAGGACAATTTGGAATTGGCGAGCCTCATGATCACTTTACTCCCAAGGATAAGAAATGAAGAAGAAACCTAAGTTTAAAGGTTACTCTCAGACTGGCTATGGAAAAGAGTCAGTTCAAGAAAGATTTAAAGTTAAGAGTGTAGATTATGAGGGTGGGGCTGATTATATTTCTGCGTGGGTTAATAACAACTTAAATAAGACACAGATGGCAAGTGCTGAGGGAATTAAAGATTTAATGCAAGGACCAAAATTAGGTTACAACGTGAGGAAGCGTCAAACTTCTGAGCCAAGGGAAGAAGATGAGTAATTTATCTCCTAAGCAGTTTCATACTCTGTATCGTGGGTTAAGTTTTACTACCGATGTAAAAAAACCCCTCGGCATGCACTGGACAGATGATCCAGAGAGAGCCGTTGGCTTTGCAAGAAATCCTATTCGGCGAGGACCTGGCGTTGTAATTGAAGGACAAGTGGCTAAGAAGAGTCGTGAGACTCGCTCTGATGTATTACAGAAGAATCAAGTATATGACGAGTATTGGGAGAATGAAGTTCCTGTTAAGAAGGGCAGCATCGTCCACGTAACTGCTGTTACTAAGTTAAGTGATAACCGAGATCGCACACGAACGTACAATCCACCAAGGAAGTGGAAAGCATAATGGCTGCTCAAGATAACTTATCTAAACAGCAGTGGGATCAATCAGAATTAACTTTTCAAGTACACCGTGGTGTGACTCGTAAGTTTAAAAAGGATGCACCTCTTGGAATGCACTGGTCAACAGATCCTCAAGTAGCAAGAAGATTTGCTGGATCTTTTGGCACCGTCATGCATGCCGAAGTTCCTATTAGTGCTGTAGAGATGAACACTCAGAAACTAAGTCGTGCTCAAGTTGATTTAAGAGATAAACAAATGAAGCGTCCAGAAAAAGAAGTTCCAGTTAAACCTGGCGCAAAAGTAAAGGTTACAGGTATCTCTGGACCTGAAGCAGATCCTGTTACAGGTAATTGGAATGGATTAAGAAGAAATGATTCTCCAACGTTTTCTTCTTGGGTAGCAAGTAAGGACAGCAAACGTCCTGCAAGAAAACGCACATATAAAAATCCTAAAGAGATGCAGGCATAATGCTTAATCAAAAACAATTTAATGTTCCTGTTCCTGAGAATGTTCAGATAAGAAAAGCAGGCGGCAAAGGTCATCTTGAAGGTGATAAAAGTGAGAGCGCTACTGGCATGGTTAGAACTGAGCGCCTAATTCCTTTGATGGAACATAGACGTCTTGGTGCTGATGCTCAACCATCTAGTTCTAAGGTTGTTACTGGAATTAGAGGAGATATTAAGAGTGGCAAAGGTATTAACAATCCAATTATGGTTGCATATGATCACGCTAATAAGTGGGGCGTTGTTGGTGAAGGTCATCATAGATTAGAGGCTGCAATGGCAGAAGGCGTCTCTCATGTGCCAGTAACAGTTTATCGTCAGCCAGGATTAGGTGAGCGAAAAGAGAACTTTAAAGGTAATCATCTAGCCATGACAACTAACTTTACTGATAAAGGAAGTTACGAAGATCGTATGGGCAAAGAGTATGTTCCTACTAATATTCACCCTGGACACTTTAAGCAGTTTCAATGAACAACTACGATCATCAAATAGTTACTAACGTTAGAGAGCATCTAACTGATGACCTACGTAGTGCAAAGTTTCGTGGACACGAGTGCAAGACCGCTGGCCACTGCTACGTCGCCAGTGAGGCGGTCTATCACGCACTAGGTGGTAAATCTGCTGGCTATACTCCGATGCAGATTAAACATGAAGGAACTAGTCACTGGTTCTTAAAGCATTCATCAGGCAAGATACTTGATGCAACTTCGGATCAATTTGCAACCGCAGTTCCTTATGAGAAAGCCAAGGGAAGAGGTTTCCTCACTAAGGAGCCATCTAAACGTGCAAAGACATTAATGAGTCGTCTGGAATCGAATCCCTAAACTGATCTACTGGAACTCTCCAACAAGTTCCTGATTTTTCTTGCGACCACCACTCATCTCTCTGACACTCTGATACTGGTAGCCAGCCATATATCTCTACTGAAGAAAAATACTCTAGGTCGTAAATTCTAGTACCAACAATTATGGCGTTCTTATTTACATCTTTACTCCATACAGGAATAGCATCTTTAGTTCTAACACAACGAACCTCAATATTTTGTCCAACATCTGGGTGATCTATGCGGTTCTTATGCTCTTCATTTGTGTACCAAGGAACTGTCCACGGCATTTTGTAAAGTTTAGCAACCGCATACTCTGCAACATTTGATCTAATGTTTGCGTTTAACTCATACTCTAGCCAACCTTGGCGTTTGCCCTCAGCATAGTTAGGGCGATCTTCACTGCCCCACTTCATTAACCAGCGTTCCATGCCCAACTGGGCACAGACTCGAATCTCATCTTTTGTTAGTTCTACGATTTTTGCCATGTGCCAAACCTATCACACTGAGACAATAGCCTTTTACGAAAGGAGCCATATGGCAGACAAAGGAACAGCAGCAGCAATTATTGAGGTTGCTGAAAAAGAAGTTGGCACAATTGAAGGTCCAAAAGATAACCAGACTAAGTATGGCAAATTTACTAAGGCAGACTTTCTACCTTGGTGTGGCTCATTTGTTATGTGGTGTGCAAATCAGGCAGGTGTAAAGGTTCCTAATACCGTCTCAACTGTGGCTGGTGCAACTGCGTTTAGAAAGATGGGCACCTGGGTAGATGCAAAGGATGCCTCTCCAAAACCAGGAGACATAGCCTATTTTGATTTTCCAGGAGATGGTGTAGATCGAATTTCTCACGTAGGTATTGTTGTATCTAACAATGGGGATGGAACAGTTACCTGTATTGAAGGTAATACCGCAGGAAATGCAAAAGGTGATCAACGTAATGGTGGAGAAGTTTGTAAGAAAGTTCGTGGCTACATATCTAATAAAAAGAAGGTCATGGTATCTATTGTTGGATTTGGTCGCCCTAACTACGTTGGTAACGAAGTTGAAGCAAGCGTTCCTGTTTCAGAGACACCAACCTTCCCAGGAACTATTAAACCTGGAAGTAAAGGGAACAACGTCAAGGTTGTTCAACGTGCTCTTGGTCTAATGGCTGATGGAGACTACGGCCCAGCCACAAAGAAGGCTGTAATTGCATTTCAAGACAATCACGACAATTTGGACTCGAATGGAATTGTTGGCCCCAAGACTTGGGCAGAACTGGTCAAACTACTATAAACTGGACATTTTACCCCCATGGCCCCCTAAGAACCATCTGGTATTCTTGGGGGGCTTTCTACTGAAGGGGTGCCCATGACAACCATCATCGGAGTACAGTACGAAGATCGCTGCATCTTACTTGCAGATAATCAAGTAACGGATGAGAGTGGTCGCATCTATCGACATCCACAAATGGCAAAAGTTACCGAACGTGGCGATTTTATAATTGCTGGTTCTGGAGAGGTCTCTCCTTGCGATATTGCTCAACACATTTGGAATCCACCAAAATTAACTACTAAAGACTCTAAAGATGTCTATCACTTTATGATTGCAAAGGCTATGCCTTCCCTTAGAAAGTGTTTAACTGAAAATGGATATGATTTTAATGAGGACCACGACAAATCTAAAGAAGGATTACGATTTCAATTCTTAATGGCTGTTGGTGGAGAGTTGTTTGATATTGATCAAGATTTGGCTGTTATGAGAA